ATTTGCCTTGCTGCTCGACCATTACCTTGACCGATGATAATATTTTGCTGCAACAAATGATTGTATAACAAACAGTCCCAAGTCTTTACAGGACTGAATACATCTTCAAAGTTCATCTTAGCGTCATAGGTCATAGTCAGGCAGAGTTCGATAAGTTTCATCTTATCCTCAAGTTGGTCAACCAACACTGTATCTATGATATTGTATTCTACAAATAAGTTCCAGTCCTTCTCGTAAAACTCTTTGAATGTATCGTAAGGGTTTTCTAACTTCCTGTGACCGAGTTCAACCTCTGCTATGTGATCTAGTTTGTATGATTCACGGGTAACATAAGTAAACTTCTGATAGATGTCCAAATAGTCTAACTGTGCTACGCCTTGCACATCGTATGATAAGTAAGTCCTACCACTGTATGTCTTTTCCTGTTTACGTACAAGTCTAAAAGGGCTCATCATTTTCTTAGCATCGTCACCATGTTCATCACCGAACACTCGTTCCATTCTAACAATGATATAAGGTATATCAAACAGTTTACAGTTCCAACCTGTGATAACGTCAGGAGGATTTTTTGCCCACCAATGAATAAACCTACTAAGTAACTGCTTCTCGGTTGTACACTCAGAATAATCTACATTGAGATGTGCTGTGTGTTCAGTAGGAGTGTATGGACCAAGACCGAATGTAGTAATCTTTTTACTTACATTGTCTTGTAATGTAATAAGGGTAATCTGTTCCTTAGGATTGAATACATCAGGAAAACCGTTCTCAACGGTAGTCTCAATATCTATTGAAAATACTTTAACCTGACTTATATCCCAATCAATTTCATCTTGGTATTTTTCAGCAAGAAACTGATAACCCCAATGAGTTTGACCATAGATTGGAAAGTTAGATACTTCTTTGTACTGTTCTACAAATTCTGTAGCGTCTTTGTTATTGTCAAAGGACATGGGAGCAACAGGCTCGCCATACATACTTTTATAGGGGGTTTCTTTATTGGCCGGAACAAAAAGTGTGGGAGAAAAAGGTACCTTTTTAGATACCCTTTTTCCATTTTCTATCCCACGGTAAAGTATTGAGTTACCGTAGTGTTTAGCATATGTGTAAAAATTTGACATCTCATCTCCATTCAAGTAAAACCATTATATAATATAGAGGGGGAGATGTCAAGCAATAAGATGCCTCATTCCATCCGGAACAATAACTCGGCCTTCGTCAATAAGACGTCTGCGATTGAGACGGTGCTGTTCCTGGACGTCTTCTTTGCTTCCACCTTCATACGCAACAGCGTGACCTTCTTTGATTAAAATACCTGCCACACCGCACCAACGATTTTCGGTCGGGTAATAAACTTCAAAGTCACCGAGAACTCGGCCAAACTTACCTCTCATATCTTCACCGTCTTTTGCTACACGGGTTTTGAGTCTACAAGTTTTACCTAAAAGTTCTTTCAGTCTATTCTTTGCAGCAAGACCAAAAATCTTTTCTACCTTATCGCGTGTTCTTGATTCAGGTGTGTCTATACCCATAATTCGGACGCGTTCGTCTGTAAGGACTATACCAAAACCTAAATCAATATCCACATCTACTGTGTCACCATCGACAATTCTTAAAATAGTCGCCGTGTACTCGTACATTAGTTTTTACCTTCTTTCAAAATTTGTTTAGCTGCTGCAGCTGTTACTGGTTGAATACCGCTAACTTTTGCTCTGTATTCATCTTCTAATTTTTTCTCGGGTTTAAAAACAGAAACAACTTGGGAAGGCATAACAGGAATCGTATGATTCTCTGCGTAAATAGCATAGGGTGCTAGTCCGACGCCAAATGTGTCTCCTCGCTCATCTTTAGGCCGCAGGATAATTGCAACAGGATTCCTAATTGACAGGACCTTACCTGCACCTTCTAAATCTACTTCTTCAACAAAACCCATGACATCTTCACCGGTTGTGAGTTTGACCACTTGTACATCGGACATAGCTTTCTCCTAATTTATTTCACTTCAATTTGTCTTGGTTTCATTTCTTCCGGTACAACACGCCTGAGGGTAATCTCAAGGATACCGTCATAGTAAGTGCTGTCTACAACCTCAACATCATTTGCAAGTGCGAATGAATGTGTAAAGTTACGAGCTCCAATACCTTTGTGATAGAATTTTCTAGTATCTTCACCTCGGTCTTGTACACCCTGGACAATTAACTTGTTGCCCTCTGGAAGTAAATGAACATTAAATTCATCTTTAGCGAATCCTGCACAAGCAATTTCAATAGTGAAATGCTCGTCATCGTCCGCAACAATATTATAGGGGGGATAGTTTGGACTATGAATCTCCGAAACATTGTGAAGATTGTCAAACAAACGATCAAAACCTATAGTAAACGGTCTTACATTATCAAAAATTTCTGCCATGTTGGCAGTAGTATATTTACGTACCATAATTGTGCTCCTTTATTAAGCGAGTTTAAAATTACACTACCCTATCGGCGTAGTGGTGCCAGCCGGATTGTAAACAGTTGTTCGGCTTTACCTGTGTGAGTAAAAACAGTTCAACTTGTTTACTCACCGGCGGCTTTCTATTTATACCATTTTATCATAAAAAGATAAGGAAAGTCAAATTTTCCTAATCTTGTTTTCATTGGATTCTTATGATGGTCATTGTGATATAGTTCTCCACCCCATAAGGCGGCAAGAAAATGACTCCTATTCACTGACTCAAACAGTTTACTATGCCCTATTAAGTTTATGCTAACCTGCCAAACAAATACAGTAGTAGTAAACAATATCCAACTATATAAACTAAAAATATTTATCCACACCAGTCCACCGACTGCAACTAATACCCAATAGTATTCCATTTGCATACGATATAGTGGATCTTTTAACATCCATCTTGATGCTGATCCTTTTGTGGGGACATATGAAAATATTGCTAAATTATTCCATAGTCCTGCATAGTGACCGTGTGGGTCACCTTCTTTGTCTGTATACCTGTGATGGTCTTTGTGTAAAGCAACCCACGTAATACATAATCCACTCATTGCTGTACTTGTTAGATACACAAAAAAATATTCTAACCATCTTGGACAGTCCCAAGATCTATGAGTACAGTATCTATGTAAAAATCCTGATACTAAAAATCCAGCCAATACAAAGAAAAGGCAAAACAATATAATAGTTTTGTATGGCCATTTATATAAAAAGAAACATGATAAAGCTAAAAATACTAATTGTATCTTGGTTTGTATGTTAGCGCTTCTTCCCGATGTTATATTTCGGAACAAGATTCCATTCACCTTTTTCCTTAAAGGAAATAATTTTGATTTTATTGAGAGGAGCTAAAGACTCTTCATTTAAGTCACCTATAATCTTTAGTAGTCCCCAATCTTGTAAAAGTTTTGCAATTGTATTTCTTCTTTCTAAGTCATCATCCATAAAGTCGGCTTCTTTGCCGTCCAGAGCAAACAACTCCTTAAAGTGTGTTATAAAGTATCTACCCTGCTTGTGCAGGATATGACAGGACTGGTATAATGTATTGTCCTTTTTAGATGCCACACCTATACGTGAAAGAGTTTCCTTGATCTTTAAAAAGTTCTCAGGATCTTCTAACAGAATTTCTAGGGGTTGGTAGTCGGGATAATCTATGTCAAAGAAATTATCTCGTTCAATCATTTCAAACACCTTTTGTTATTAATTATTTTTCATAGTAACTAAGGTATTTATAATTTCCCACCTTTACAGGTAGCCAACCAACTCTTTATCTCTGCTATATCCTTATCAGACAAAAGTGTTAGTGCTTCTTTTGCCTTGTTAAAACTATATCCGAAATACTCTTTTACTGCGTCAATATTTTCTTCTTCTGACTTTATCCATTTGTTGTATCGCTTTGCTTTACGAATGACATGGAGAAGAAAGTCATATTGCATCCTCTCATCTAAATGAGGCCTACTATTCATTTCGTTAGCAGGAATGATGGTGTCAGGACCGAAGCCTAAACCTCGGTTAACAATAAAAGCAC